GGGGATGGGGGCGGGTCATCGGGTCAGTTCCTTTTCGCGGGCGGCGATGCGACGTTCGACTTCGCGCTGCTGGGCTCGCCAGACCCGCATCTGCAGGCAGCGTTCCAAGCGGGCTTCTTCGTCGCGTTCTTCGCTGGTGAGGGGGCGAACCAGGCGCAGGCGCGCCAAGGCGTCGCGACGCGCGTTCTGGGCGCGCTGGCGCTCGGCATAGGCGGTCATGCGCTGGGCTCCACTTCGCGCAGCCGCTTCGCTTCAGCGTTGTGATCTTCGACCGCCTTCATCAGTTCGCTTTCGGCGACAGGCTTCAGGCGCTGCAGGTCGGGTTCGAAGCCATCGCCGGCCTGCAGGGGAAGGCGCAGGAAGTGGCGGGTTTCGGGATGCTCGACGCGGATTTCGGTCGGGAAGTAGATCGAGAACCCATCCATCGCGAAGGATGCGGGGTTATATCCCAGATCAGCGGCCAAGCTGGTCGCCAGGGGCTTGCTGGGCAGGGCTGCGATCTTTGCCAGCAATGCCTTGCCAGCCTTCGACGAAGCCCTAGGGACCGCGTTCGTCATGCCCTTGACGGTGCCGATGCGGCGCCAGCCTTCGGGCAGTTCGCCATCGAACAGAACCGACTGCAGCGCCCCGTTCCAGGCGCTTGGGCAATAGCCCGACCCGCCGACTTCCTTGACGAAGGCCCATTGCTTGCCAGCGGCGTCGCGCTTCAGCAGTTCATGAAGATCAGCCTGGACGCGGCCTTCGCCGATGATTTCGAAAGTGGTGGTGTAAACGGTCATGCGGCAAGCCTTTCATCAGCGGGGAACAGGTCGGCGAAGGCAGCCAGGAAGCGGTCTTGCGCTTCGTCGGGGTGCCAGCAGCGGGTGATCTTCACGCTGGCCAGCTGCGCGCGATCGATGCGGTCGAGAATTGGCCAGGGGTCGGTTCGCCCGACCAGGTCGCGCTGTTCGATCGCCAGCGCCTGCAGGTCGGCCAGCTTGACCTGCTGCCGGCGGTAGTCGGTCCAGGACCAGCCAAAGCGGTCGGCCAGGCGCAGTTCCAGGCGGGCTTCGATCTTGCGATAGTCGGGCAGCTGGCGCTTCAGCGGGGTGACGATGTCATGAATGAAGGCTTCGGCGGCATCGTGCATCAGCGCGCAGCGGCGCAGCTGCAGCCCCTTTTCGCCGCCCAGCTGGCGCGCCAGCGGGCTGACCAGGCGCAGAACCAGCAGCGAATGCTGGGCGATGGTGTAGAACTCGCGGGTCTGGGCGCCGAAGCGGGGCTGGCGCAGGCCCGCGGCGATGTCGACCGGCCTGATGACGCTGCAATCGGGGTCGGCCAGGTCGAGATAGGAACCCGAAACCAGCGGGATGGCGGTTTCGCAGCGGACATAGTCGGGCGCGGTCTGGACCTGCGCCGACGCGCCGCCATCGGGGTCTGCCGGTGCGCAGTCGCCACACATCGGCGCGCCGCGAACCAGTCGCCAGTCAGGCGGGAAACTGCCGTCGATCGAAAGATGTCCTATCGAGCAGGAAGTGCATTCATAGCTTGCCGCATGGGTCATTGTGCCGCCCCCCAGAACAGGGCGACCAGGGCGCCGATGAAGACCCAGAAGGCGCAGCAGGCCAGCAAGGCCTTCGCGATCGGGTGAAGGCGCCAAGTCGGGCGCGGGGCGATGTTCGCGGTCTGATGCGGCGCGCGACAGGCGCGGCAGCGGCAGGCCATCGGGTGCAGTTTTTCGAAGGTCTTCGTCATCATGCTGCAGGCTCCCTGCTGGTGATCGCTGCCCGCGCTTCGGCGCGCAGCTGGTGGTTCAGCCTGGCCAGCGCGATGGTTCTGCGCCCAGGCTCCAGGTGCCAGCGCAGGGCGATGACCGCCTGCGCTTGCTCTCCCAGGGTTTCGGTGAAACCGCCCGCTTCGTCCGCGAAGGCGGCAATGCGGGCGATGGCTTCGTCGAGCGCGTCGCGCAGGACATGGTCGGCGCCGTAACCGGCGGGCTCGCCCTGGCCGGTGGCGATAAAGCGCCAGTTCGCGACCAGATATTCGAACGCGATCAGTTCGCGCTGGGCTTCGTCGGCGGTCAGCTTCCCGCCGGCGACTTCGCCAGGGAAGCGCTTCCGGCGCGATTCCAGCATGGCTTCAGCCATCTGCAGCAGCTGGTCGAAGGCGTTGCGCAGAACCGGCGGGTCTGCCGCTTCGATGCCCTGCCAGATGCGGGTCGGGGTGGGCTGGTCGATCATATGACCGGCGCCCTTCCGGCCTTCGGCTGTTCGAAGACCCAGCATTGTTGCGCCTTGCTGTCGTCGCCTGGCGGGTTGACCGCCTTCGTCGCCAGCCAGCGGCGCGACTTCGACCCGCGCAACAGCTTCTTCAGCTGGTCCAGCGGCGGCGGGAAGATGCCCGCCTGGCGACAGCGGGCTTCGAAGTCGGGGAGATTGATGGCGACGAAGTCTTCGGCGCGCCGATGCCGGTTAAGGCTCTTGCCCTGTTCGTGATCATGCGGCCCTTCGCGCCCGATCAGATAGTCGACCTTTTCCCAGAAGTCGGCGACCAGCGGGTGATCGCCGCCGGCGGATTGCTGGCGGTCCAGCGCCATGCGGTCGACTTCGGCGATGGCCTGGTCGACCCAATCCTGGCGGCAGTTCGGGAACAGCCTGGGCAGGGCTTCGATCGCGGCAGCCAGCTGCGAATGACATTTGATCGGGCGGGCGTTGGAAAGGCCTTCGACCCGCTTCCCCATCTGGGAATCGTGGAAGGTGAAGCGGTCGAAGAAAAACTGCAGGAAGCTGGCTTCCTGGCGGATGATGTGGACGATGGTCCCGCTGCATTCTTCGACCGGCCAGCCTTCCAGTCGCTGCGCCGCTTCCTTCGTCCCTGGTCCCCAAAGCGACTTGTCGATCGCCATCGACATCAGGCGTTCCAGGACTGCCGGAATCGCGTCGATGCGCTCGTTCTGCATCAGGTAGATCGAGCCCAGGAAGGGCGGTTCATCGACCTCATAACCGCCGGTCTTCTTGCCCAGCGATCGCGGCGATCTGCCGTTGTAAAGGACCAGCAATTCGTTCGGGTCGAACTGGCGGGAATGCGCCCGACCATTGTCGTCGCCGCGCCCGCTTTCGATCAGACCGACCGGCAGGTTCGCGACCTTCACCATGTTGCGGGCGAGCGCGGCGCGGGTCGCCTTGTTCGGGTCGAAGCCTTCGTAACCGACGCGGCCCAGCAGCTTCCAAAGGAATTCGACCAGGGTGGACTTGCCCGACCCTGGGGGTCCGGTGATTTCCAGAAAGCCCAGCGACTTGTGCTTTTCGCGGATCTGGACCGCGAACAGCGACTTGACCCAAAAGGCGAGCGCGATCAGGCCCCGCGGCCCGTAGGCGGTCCAGACATCGTCGAGCCAGTCGAAGCGCAGCTGGTCGGGGTCATAGTCGATCGACAGCAGGCGTTCGGTCGACCGCAGCTTCACCGCATGCTTGCCGACATCGAAATAGTTTTCCGCATTGACCTTCAGAACGCGGCCCTGGTGGACCGCCAGGTCGCCCAGAACCCATGCGCGGTGCGCCTGCGAATAGCCGGTGAACCCGATCGGCTCGACGACCTTCAGCCGGCGGGTCTGATTCTTCATCAGCCGGTCCAGCTGTTCGCCGGTCCCGCTCCACATGCCGGCGAAGGCCATCAGCCGTTTTTTGAATTCGCCCGCGTTGGCGCAGGCTGCCGATGAAAAGCGCGCCTTCACTTCGCCCGCGCGATCGGGGAAGTCGATCTTCAGGAAATAGGTGGTTTCGTCGGCGACTTCGTCGCGCTCGCGATAGAGCAGCCTGAAGGCGCAGTTCGCGATTTCGGTCAGGTTGATCTGGGTTCCGCCGGTGTCTTCGTCGGTCTTCACATTGACCCAGAACAGCCGGTTATCGTGGCGCATGTCGAAGCTGTTGATGGCGCGGGCTCTCGCCTGCGCGCGGTCGACGATCAGGCGCGCCTTCTGCATTGCGGTTTCGGCGATGGTGATCGCGCCATTGTGCAGATATTCGGCGATCGCGTTCGGCCCCAGCGGCCCATCTTCGGGCGCGCCCTGGAAGGCCTGCTGGCGCAGCAGCAGGTCATTCCAATCCAGCTTTGACCCTTCGCCATCGGGGCGAACCTGGGCGGCGGTCGCGACCCAGCCTTCCTTGAAGGCGCGCTTGATATGCTTTTTCGCATAGAAGACGCCGGCGGCGCCGACATCGAACGCGAAGACCAGCTTCGGCCTGGTCGCGATGCCTTCGGCCTGCAGATAGTCGGCCAGCGCCTTCAGGAAATGTTCGGGGTAGGGGTTGACCGACATGTTCGAAACCGCGGCGACCTTTGCGCCCTGATGGAGCGCGACCGCGTCGAAGATGCCTTCGGCAATCCAGATGGTTTCGGACTTTGCCAGGGTCGGGATGTCGAGCCCGTTCGGCGCCCAGCAATGGCCCGACCAGCTGCTGCGCGGCTTGAAGTGCGCCTTCTTCTGGAAGCGCCCAGGCTTGTCGATGATGCGTTCCCACCATGACCCGCCCAGCAAGTCCTGGGTGATCGGGAAGCGGATGGTCGCCGATGTCTGGCCGGTGTCGGGGTCGCGAAAGACTTCCTGGCTGAACTTGCCGCGCAGGAAGCGCAGGTCCAGCCCGCGTTCATAGGCCAGATAGGCTTCGGCGGCGGCGTCGGGGTTGGTTTCGGTCGGCGGGAAGCGCTTCGACCAGTCTTCGAACAGGTCGGGCAGCAGGTTGCGAACGCTGTCTTCCCATCCGCAGCGTTCGGCGCGGCCGCAGCGGACGATCTTCGGTTCCTCGGCGGCGCAATAGGCTTCGCGCTTTCCGCATTGCGGACAGGTGCCTTCCTGCATCCATGCGCCGCGGACCTTCTTGAAACCGAAGTCGCGCTTCAGCGCCTTGATGACTTCATCGCCCAGGTTCATCGCGCGGCCAGTTCCAGAGCGATGCGGGGCGCGGCTTCTTCCAGGATGACGATGATCGCGGTCGCGGTCAGGAAGGCGGTGGCAATGCAGAACGCTTTGACAGCGCGCTGCAGCCGGCGGATGGTTTCGTCGCTTGGCATAGGTAAAGGCTCCCCATCGGCGGGTTCGGCCCCGCCGCTCTCGTCAGCTGGTGGTGGTTCGGATGGCGCCCGCTTCAGCCGGTGCTGGGCGGGTCTTCGAAGAATGTGGGCTGGTCTTCGTCGGCTTCGCTGGCCGGCGGGCGAACGTGGACCAGCTGGTCGCGCGGACAGACCGGCAGGTTCAGATCAGGCCGGTCGATGTTCCCTTCGACCAGGGTGTGAACGAAGACGATGTCGGCGCGGAAAATGTGACCGCATGCGGAATCGGTGCAATGGCAGGTCATCTGGGTGACAGTTTCGCTCATGCGCTCCGACCGGCGGATGAACGCGGGCGCATCGCATTTCGGGCAAAGCATGAAACAGTTCGCGCCAGCCTTGCGACCGCCAGGCTGCAGCCGGAACTGCAGCTTCGCTTCGACCATCGGGCGCGAGGGGGCAAAGGGCTGGGGGATGGTCATGCTTGCGCGCTCCGTTGCTGGCACGACCCGACAGCGCGATCGATGCCGAACAGGCGCGAGCCCGCGCGCTGGTCGACCATCGTTTCGCGCGGATAGATGTCGGGGCGCAGATCATGCCGCGACACGCCGGTCGCCGCTTCGATCTTCAGGACGAATTCGGCGGGAACCCGCTTCGAAGACTGGACCCATTTCCAGACAGCGGTCGGGCTGACTTCGGCGATGCGCGCGATTTCAGCCTGCGAACCGGCCTTGTCGACCGCGAGGGTCAGGGCTTCGAAGGGCGTTAGAAGTTTGTTCATGACCTTCAGATAACAACCAAGGTTGTTATGGTCAACACCCAAAGTTTACGCGCCCCGTTCCCGTTTCGGCCCTATCCCTTCGGGATGGGCATCGGGGACCGAATCGAAGGCAGGCTGCGCGACCTGGACTGGTCGCAGGCTGAACTGGCGCGCCGCATCGGGGTGTCGCAACAGACGGTCTGGAAGCTGGTCAGCGGCAACGCCCAAACCTCGAAACATCTTCGGGAAATCGCGCGCCATCTTCAGACCAGCGAAGAATTCCTGCTGGGCGAAACCGATGACCCGTCAATGGCCAGCGCGCCGATCGCGCCGCGCGCGTCGGTCGATGACCGGATCATCGAAATCCCTGTCATCGATCTGGCTTATGGGATGGGCGGAACCTTCCTTGACGACTTCGACGCGACCGTTCGCAGCGAGCCCTTCCCGCTCTCCTTCATCCGGCGCTACACGAAAGCGCAGGCGGAAAACCTGGTGATCGCCGATGGTCTGGGCGACAGCATGGCGCCGACCATCGGTTCGAATGACCAGATGCTGATAGATCGCAGCGTCGACACGATTCGCGTCGCCGACCAGATCTGGGCGTTCAGCTTCGGCGGGGTCGGGATGGTCAAGCGCCTGCGCCCGCGCCCCGATGGCAGCGTCGCCATCCTCTCCGATAACCCAGCTGTCCCTGAAGACCGCGCGGTCGACGATGAACTGTTCCTAATCGGGCGGGTGGTCGCTATCGTTCGGAAAGTATGAAGAAAGCCATCGTCCCCCTGTTGTTGGCGCTGACCGCCTGTTCTTCTGGCGAGGAAAGCCCAGCCCCAGCGCCATCGCCTGACACCTTCGACATCCGCAAAGTGGACCTTTGGCGCGAACAGCCGGTCGACATCTGCCGATCGGTCGACCCAGACTTCCTTTCGAAGCTGACCGACCGCGTTCGGTCTGGCGTCGACCCAAAGTTCTGGCCCAGCTTCAGCTTCGAAGACTTCAGCGTTCGCGATGCCGATGGCGAGGGGCGGCGGGTTGCCGCCTTCCGGTTCAAGATCGACCGCGGCGCTGGCCCTGAAATGATGACCGCGGTCGGTCAGATCGACCCGAAGACCTGCGCGATCGGCGAAATGAAGCTGGGCGTCGGCCCGCATGAAGCGATGTTCGGCGATGCTGACACAGTGACAATCGAAGGGGCATAGCAAGCGGTGGAAACAGGGGGGCAGCTGGCCGAACATTCGTTCGGTGGCGACTGGACCGAAGTGAAGCTGGCGGCGCTTCAGGCCTATAGCGTCGGGTTCATCCAATCGATCCAGCAGAAGTTCGACCTTTGGTATTTTGACCCCTTCGCGGGAACAGGGACGCGGACGGTGAAGACGAAGGTCGGCGCGTTCTTCGACCTGGAGCCCGCCAGCGTGATCGAACAGGAATTCCCTGGCAGCGCGGCGCGCGCGTTAAGCCTGCAGCCGCCCTTCCACCATTACCGCTTCGGCGACATCAAGCCCGACCATGCCGCTTCGCTTCGGCGCCTGGTCGAGCGATACCCAGACCGCGACGCGAGCGTCTTCGAAGGGGATGGAAACCAGTTCATCCAGGATGAATTTCGCAAGCCCCTTTGGACCCGATCGGGCTTCAGCCTGGGCGGTCCGCGCGCGCTGGTCTTTCTCGACCCCTATGGTCTGGCGGTGCAATGGGAAACCCTGCGCGCCCTGGCGGCATGCGGGAAGGCTGATGTCTGGTTCCTGGCCAATCTAAGCGGCGCGCTGCGCCAGCTGGCCCATCGCTATGAAAAGATCGATGCGAGCAAACAGGCGAGCCTTGCCGAAGTGTTCGGAACAGCGGACTGGGTGAGCGAATTCTATAAGCCCCCCGCTACCGATAATCTGCTGGGATTGATCGATGGTCCCGCCGGCAGGACCGCGTCGAAGACCGAAGTCGCGGCGTTCCATCGGCAATGCCTGCAGGGGCTGTTCAGATATGTATCGGAACCGCTGCCCCTTCGGGTCGGCACGATGGACGACTTCTTCCTGCTGTATTGCATGAGCAATTCGCCTTCGCCGCCCGCGATCGCCCTAATTGATCGGATCGCGACCGGCGTGATCAGGCGCTACAAGCTAGGAATTTCATCCCTATAGGGCTGGCATTTCGTCATAGGTGCGGCCCTTCAGCAGCCGGCCAGTCTTCTTCTTGTTCACGCCGCCCCATTGCTTGAAGAAAAACGCGGTTCCCGCCGCCAGGCAGCTGTCCAGGATGTCTTCGACCCAGGCTTCTTCCATCGGGCGAGCGCGGGGCCCGCTCTCGCCCCCGACGATGGCCCAATCAATGCCGGCCAGGTCCAGATCGGGAAGCGCCGCGATCAGCGGTTCGAAGGAAATGAAGCGGATGCTGGCCGGAACTTCGCGAAGGTGGTCGATGCGTTCCATGACCTTCGGCCCTTCGACGCTGGTCCCCAGCCAGACATTCGGCAGGGGCTCGGGCGCGATGCGCTGCAGGATTTCGGCCATCCGCGCGGGGCGCTTCGTCAGGATCTGATAATGGTGCTGGGGGGTCCGGCGCATGACATCCCAGATGCGAGCGACGAAGGCTTCGGGGACATCGGCATGAAACAGGTCGGACATCGAATTGACGAAGACCCGCCTGGGCTTCTTCCAGGTCAAAGGGATTTCGACCGACGCTTCATCGCAGCGGACCTTGTCGGTCCAGACCGCGCCGCGCTTCGTCTTGCGGGTCAGGCCTTCATATTTCGGGCTGCCCATCGCCTGCAGGCGCGCGGCCATCCGCATCGCGTAGCAGTTGGTGCAGCCCGAACTTTCGATGCTGCAGCCGACGACTGGATTCCAGGTCAGGTCGGTCCATTCGATTGTCGATTGTTGCGCCACTTTGTGTGTCCCTTTTCGCGAGCATAACAGGAACGGAACAGGAAGGGAATCGGTGCTGGCTAGGCGCTTTCCAGTTCGATCGACTGGCGCAGGCCTTGGGCGCCGAAGTCGGTTCGGACGCTTTCGACCAGCCAGGCGATGCCATCGATCTTCGCGCCCCAGCCCAGCAGCGCGACCTTCATGTCGGGCTGAAGCGCAGGGTCGCCGATCGCCAGATCGCAGGTGAAGCGATAGGGCGCGCGGGCGGCGCGGCTCTTTGCAGCCTCGGCAGCCTGGCGCGCTTCGTCTTCGCTGGCATAGACCCGCTTCAGCCTGCGCCGATTGTCGCCGCCGGTCGACACGGTCTTGCGCCGGCCTTCATCCTGGTCCTGCCATTGCGCTTCGGCCCCGTCATGCCGATCGCGCTCGGCCTGGCTAAAGGTCCAGCGACCGACATCGCGCTTTGTCAGGGTCAGGGTGGCAAGAGGCTGGCCGCTGGCGGTCGCCGCCGCGCCGATCGGCAGGAACAGCAGCCTGCCATCCTTCCAGGTCGCGACCGCGTCATAGCGTCGGCCCAGATCGGCGACGAAGGCCAGGTCGCTTTTGCCTTCCTGTTCGATCGCCGCGATCGCCAGGTTCGCCAGCCCGCTTTCGACCCGCGCGCTGCGCCCGTGCCGCGCGGCAATCTCGCCCAGGATGCTGCCCAGGGTGGTATCGCGCCAGGTCTTCGTTCGCCGCTGGCGCAGCTGGCCGGTCATGTCTGCCGACCGGCCTTTGAAGGTGACGACATCGGGCGGCCCTTCCTGACCGACTTCGTCGACCGTGAAGCGGCCTTTCGCGACCATGCCGATCGGAACATCGTCGCCCGATGTCCAGCCCATTGCCAGGGTCAGGACCGCGCCAGGTTCGGGGATCTGCAGCAGGCCATCGGCATTCTGCAGGCGAACGTCGAATTCGTCGGCTTCGCCTTCGCGCTTTTCGGTCAGCGACAGGCTGACAAGCCGCGGATTGACTTTGTCGGCCAGGTCAGCGCCGCCTTCCAGCGCCAGCTGGATTGCCGCCTTGCGCGCGGTCATGGCAGGGCGACCCGACCCGACCGGACGGTCTGCCCGACTTCATCCGCGTCGCGTTCCAGTTCGATGCGGAACCCGACCTGGCGCGGGATGCCGCCCGCCATGATAGTCTGATGCGATTCGTCGATGCGGGTGATGCGATAATGCCCGAAGATCAGCCCGCCGCCATCGATCAGGGGATAGGCGTCGCCGGTGTCGGCCATCGCCGCCAGCGTCGCGATCGACGAATAGCGCGCGCCCAATTCAGGGACCAGCAGCCCGCTAAGGCTGATGCGCTCGCCGCCAGGCCCGATGAACTGCGCGACATCGCGCGCGCCGTGCCTTTCGCTGGTCGCGAAGCGCCATTCGCGTTCGCGCTGCAGCTCCTGATAGGGGGCGCTTTCCATCCCGAAGATGAACATCCCCAGCGTCATGAGTTCGCGCGGGCTGCTGGCCATCAGTTCGAATCCTCATAGCTTCGGCGCGCGGCGCCGGCCTGAGCGCGCTTCAGTTCTTCGCCGACGCGGCGCGCCAGTTCGGTCATGTCTTCGCCTGGCTGCTGATAGATGTTGATGGTGATCGGCGCGGCGCTTGCTCCGCCTGCGCCCATCCCGCCAGCGGGCTGGGCTGCCAGCGCGGTCGGGGCGAGGGCGAGCGCGCCAGCTGCAGCTGCGCCCTTCGCGAGCCCGCCAGCTGCCCCAGCGACCCGCTTGCGCTGGCGATCGATGCCGATGGCCATCCCTTCGCCGGTGTGGGCGCCGATCGCCATGAAGACCCGCGAAGGGGACTTGATGCCCAGCAGCCCTTTCACGTTCCCGATGGCGCCCATGACGATGCTTTTCAGCGCCGCCCAGACCCGCCCTGGCGCTGACATGATGCCGCTGACCAGGCCGGAAATGATGTTCTTCCCGATTTCGATCGCGCGAACATGAAGCCCGACCCAGGCGCTGAAGGCTGACTGGATGACCTGCCAGATGCGCCCCAGGGCGCCGCCGACCGCGGCGACCGCCGACCAGAACGCCGCCTTGATGGTGTCCCAATGGGTATAGATCAGATAGGCGGCGCCCGCGATCGCGACGACGATCAGGGTGATTGCGAGAACGATCGGGTTCGCCATCATCATGACGCCGGCGCGCAGAACGCCCTTCGCCAGAAACATGATGCCGACGCGCAGCATGTCGAACCCGACCTTCGCGGTCCCCAGGACATGCTTCCAGCCCCCGATGCGGGCGATGAAGGCGTTCAGGTTCGCCAGCGGCTTCATGAAACCGCCGATCGCGAACTGCGCCGCGCCCAGCCCGATCTTGAAGACCGCCAGGGCGGCGACCGCTTTGACGAGCGTCGCCGCGGCTGCAGGGTTTGCCTGCGCCCAGGCGGTGACGCTGTTCGCCAGACCGCCGATCATGTTCATCGCTTCGGTTGCGACCGGCAGAAGGGTGGTTCCCAGCGTGATGGCGAGCGCGCTGGCGCTGGCGAGGAAGGCGCGCCAGTTGACGGTCGCGTCGCGCGCCGTGCGCTGGGCGAAGGCCTTGTCGACCGTGCCGCCCGAATTCATCGCGGCTTCGCGGACTCGGCGATATTCCTGCAGGTTCTGGATTAGCGCCATGATGCCCATGCGGGCCTGCTGGTCTTCGAAGGCGAAGCCCAGGCGCTTCATGTCGCCGCCGGTGGCCTTCTGGGTGATCAGCGCGATCGCTTCGAGCGACGAATAGCCTTCGGCGGTCAGCTTCGCCATCGCGGCCGGCAGGTCGACGCCGAAGTTCTTCTTGAAGGCGGCGATGGTGCCAGGCGCATTGATCTTCGCCAGCAGGTTCTGGATGTTGTTCGCCGCTTCGTCTTCGCTGCCGGCGGTGTTCATGGCGACCTGCAGCGCCGCCGACAGATCGGCAACAGCAGGCGCGCCGACCTCGCCCAGCGCCTGCATTTGCGCGGTCAGGGCGGGGAAGTGCCGCGCCATGTTGCGGACTTCGAAGGCGCCTTCGTTCCCAGCTGCTGCCATCATGTCGAGAATGCGCGCGGTCTGGCTGGCCGGAACCTTCAGGTTATTGATCGCGGCATAGGCGGCGCCGGCGGCGTCGGGGATTTCGACCTTGTAGGCGGTGGCGATGCGACCCGCCGGCCCGATCGCGGCCTGGGCGGCATCCAGCGCCATTCCCTTCGACAGCAGCAGGTCGAGCCCCGCGCGCATGTCTTCGGGCATCTGGCGCGCGCGGTTCGACAGGGTCAGGATGTTCTGCGCCAGGCGTTCGGTCTGGGCGTTGGTCAGGCCGGCCTTCTGCTGGATGTCGACCATCCCGCTGGAAAAGTCAGCCGCGGCCTTCGTCGCCAGGATAAGCGGCGCCGCCAGCGCGGCGCCCTGGGTCATGTTGTCCTTGCCCTTGTCCTGCAGCGCCTGGGCGTTCGCCAGATCCTGCTGGCGGCGCGCGTTGATCGCGTTTTCGCGGGCGCGGCGGCGCATTTCGTCATTGACGCCCGCCATCGCCTCGCGAAGTTCGCGTTCGCGCTGGGTCAGTTCTTCGATGTCGCCGGTGCCTTCGGCGATTTCCCGCCTGACCGCGCGCAGCTGGGCTTCAAGCCGGCGCCCTTCCGCGCGCATCTCGCCCAGCGACCGACCGCCCTGGCGACCCAGCCCGATGATCGAGCGCAGCGCGCCCGACATCCGATCGACGCCCAGGAAGTTGACGATAAGCGACAGCTTGTTCGACATCGCTGGTCTAGTCCTTCCTTGCCTGGTGGCGGTTCCACCATTCGACCGCGCGGCGATGCCAGGCGGTCAGGTCATCGATCGACAGCGCCTGCAGTTCAGACAGCGGCCAGTGAAAGATGGCGGCGATGTCGGCCATCAGGTCTTCGGCTGTTGCTCCGCGATCATCGCGTCGAGCATCTGCCGTTCCGCCCGCGTCATAAAAAAACCGCGAATGGTTCCGCCGATTTCGGTCAGGTCGGCAGGGTCAAGATTCTGACATTCATGGTCGGTCAGCGCCGGTTCGCTGATGCGCGGAATCAGCTTCAGGATGGCGCCGATTTCCAGCCCGATGACATCCGACAGGGTCAGCCCGCGCAGTTCGCCCGCCTTGGGCTTGCGAAGGGTCAGCTTGTCGATGGTGCTGTCGCCGCGGGTGATCGGCTCGACCAGTTCGACGGTTTCGAAGGGGTTCGCCTTGCTGGCGGTGGGGGCGGCGGTTTCGGTCATGGTGCGGGGTCTTTCCTGGTCGGTCGCGGGGCTGAAGGGTGGGCTGGCCGGTCAGCGGGTGCGCATCCCAGCCAGCCCGTTCGGCGTTGGACTGCCCCGCATAGGCCCGCCCGCCGAAGCGAAGATCAGCTGCTGATGATGGCCATGATTTCCGCATAGCGATCGATGCCATCGACCAGGAAGCGGCCCGCGATCATGTCGATTTCGACTTCGGTGCGGCCATTGACCTCCCGCCGGTAGTAGGAAAGCGCGACCGTGAATTCCTGTTCGGTGTCATCGCCAGGCTTCGAAGTGCCAGGTGTGATTTCGGTGAAGCGCCCGCCCAGGTAGCATTCGACCGCTTCGGGCGGGGTGCCATCGTCGGCCTGATAGGCGCCCGTCAGGCGAACGCGGACGCCATCGACGCGGGTGGTCCCGAACTTGCGGATCAGGGCGGCTTCATGCCCGCCCATCTTCAGCTTCGCTTCCATAGGTTCCAGGCCCAGGTCGATCTTGACCGACCCGATCATCCCGCCGCCGCGATAGTCTTCGGTCGCCAGCGCCAGGTTCGGTTCTTCGAACTCCATCGCGCGGCCCAGGTAGCCCTGCCCGTCGACGTGGATGTTCATGTTCTTCAGCTTCTTCGGGATGCCCATTTCGCAGGTTCCTTTCGCGGGGTTCGGGTGTCAGGCGGCGCGCCGGCGGGCGGCGGTCAGATCAGCTGGTCGACGAAGCCGGAATAATAGAAATCGGTGATGACCAGATCGACGTTCGGGTTTTCCAGCGGCGCGACCGGCGTGAACTGGATGCGGAACTTCGGGCGCCCCTGCGCCAGTTCCTGCGCGCTGTTCAGATCTTCGTCGAAGAACATCTGCGCGCCGATCAGCCGGCCTTCGGCGACCAGCTGGCGGAATCGCGCGTTGCCGGTTTCCAGAAGATCCTTGATCAGCCCGATGGTCATGGGCTGGTCGATGAAGGGGGCGACAATCTGTTCGATGGTTTCCTGCAGCGCGTGACTGGTGCGAACCGCGCTTTCGAAGGCGAAGGCGGGGTTCTGGTCATCGGCGCAGGTGCGGTTCCCCCAGAGGCGGAACCCGCCCTGGCGAATGATGGTGGTCACTTGGGCGGCGTTCAGGACGCCCGCCGGCGTCGACGGGTCGACCAGGTCGAAGTGGACATCATGCGACAGGCCGGTCACGCCGCCCAGGGTGACGTTCGAAATGGTCTTGTGCCATCCGATCGCTTCATCGATCTGGGCGCGCAGCCCCAGCGCGCGGGCGATGATGTCGCCGCCGCCCTTTGCCGTATCCGGCCAGATGATCATCAGTTCGCGGTGGGCGAATTCCTCGCGATAGGTGATCGCCTCGGCTTCGGTTTCGGCAGGGGTGAAGCCATCGGCCTTCTTCGCGCCGGCATAGACGAAGCCGCGCAGCTTCTTCGCGACGCTGACCATTTCTTCGACGACAGGCTGGCTGTCGAGCCCAGGCGCGCCGATGATGGTCGGCTTCACGCCCAGCTTGGCCTGCGCGGCAAGCAGCGCCTGCAGGCCGGTATAGCTGCCGCCGGTGACGCCGCCGATGACATTGTCATCGGTTCCGGCCTGGTCTTCACCTTCAGCGACGCGGACGACGACGATGATCGGGCTGGCCTGGTCGCCGATCGCGGTCAGCGCATCGGCCAGGGTGCCGCCGGTGCCAGCGTTGCCTGCAGCGATGTCGACGCCGCCGGTGATCAGGACGGGTTCGTTCAGCGGAAAGGCTTCGTTCAGCGCGGTGGTGGCCTCGCCGGCGGGCGCGGTCGCGGTCGCGATCAGACCGATGACCGAATTCGACAGGGCGTTCAGCGCGCGCGGCCCGCTGGCGCTTTCGGTGATGGTCAGGCCATGATGAAAAGCCATTGCGTTGGTTCCTTCAGCTAAGGGGCGCGCTGGCGCGGCCCTGGTTCAAGTCGATCGGGATGGTCAGGGTCTGCAGGCGGTTGGCTTCGGGCAGGTCAGCGCGCCGGCCTTCGATGCGGATGGTCAGCTGGCCGGTCTGGGGCTCGCCAGCTAGGACGACGCGGGTTAGCTGCAGGCGGGGTTCCCAGCGGCGCAGCGCAATCGCGGTTGCGGCATGCATCAGCATGCGAATTGCGCCATTGATGGGGCGATCAATCAGTTCGAACAGCAGCGAACCATAGTCGCGGCGCATGACGCGGCTGCCCAGCGGCGTGGTGAGGATGTCAGCGATCGACTGCGCCAGATGCGCGTCGCCCGACAAGGCCTTGCCCGTGGTGTTGCTGATGCCGATCATGCGGCCAGCAATCGTTCTTCGCGCGCGAAAGGCCAGATGGCGGGCGGGTGAAAGGGGCTTCGACCCGCCCGCGCAGGCTCTATTCGGGCTTGGCGGTCTTCGCGCTGCCGGCCTGGACGCTGCCATGAATATGGTCGACCAGGCTGATGCCATCGGCGACGACATCGGTCGCGGCGGTCACGGTCTGGCTGACATCGACCGCGCCCTGGATGGTGACATCGCCTTCGATCATGACCGGCCCGCGCAGGGTGATGCCGCCAGGCGCTTCGATTTCGGCGGTCGCGCCTGCTGGCAAGATCGCAGTCAGCGCGCTGGCTTCGGGGTCATAGGTGAGGCGCGCGCCATCGGCGAATTCGATCGCTTCGGCCAGCGTCGAGCCCAGCGGCGGGAAGGCGTTCTGGACCAGCCCGCAAAGCGCGACAGCCCCGCCGATCTGGCCATCGGGCGACAGCAGAATGACCTGTTCGCCGACGCTTGGCGGCGACCAGACGCGGGTCTGGCCGGCGCGCGGGGTCAGCCAGCGAATCATCGGGGTTTCGCCTGGGTCATCGTCATCGGGGTCGCCATAGCGGACGCGGCAGCGCGCGGCTGCCAGGTCGACCGCGGTAACGGTGCCGATGCGGATAAGCGTCGCCAGATCGGCGGGGATGTCTTCGGGCGCGCCCTGGGCGTTCATCGGTTCAATCCGCCTTCGCCGCGCTGGCTTCCTGCAGCTGGGTCGCCAGCTGATGACCCGCTTCGGCCTTAACGGTGTTGACGGTGCAGATGCGGACATCAGCCGGCGAAATCAGGACAAGGCCTTCGGGCTGTGCCTGGGCGTCGGGCTGGGCGCTGGGCGCGGCATCCAGCTGGGGCGCTCGACGGGTTCCTGCAGGATCTTCGGCGCGGTGATCGCGGGCGGCGGTTCCGGCGCTGCAGCGGACACTTCGACCCGCTTCGGCCCGCATGCCGCCAGCAGCGATGAAGCGATCAGCAGCGCGAAGGCTGCCATCCAGGTCGGCTTGTGCATCGTCATCGATCCTTTCTGCGATGTCGCGATAAGTGGATTCTTGGGCGAGCCTTTGCGACCGCGCCATTTCTTCAGCCAGATCCTGCGCGATCATGATGTCAGCGATCAGGCGTTCGCTGGCTTCGGCCTTCGGCTTCCAGCCTTCGATCGACAGCGGCCAGACCTTCAGCCCTTCCAGGCGGATGGTCTGGACCGCGCCGAAAGCGGCGATCGCGAGAACCAGCGCGCCGACCAGGGCAAGCCAGCCCGCCTTCAGCGCCATTTCGGTTTGGGTCCAGCCAGGCATCGATCGCGCTCCCTTCAGGCTTCGTTCGTCGACAGCTGCGCGCCGGCGCTGGACATGCCAGGCAAGGGCGGCAGCGGCAGGGTGAAGGTCTTCGGCTTGCGCCAGCCCAGCAGGCGATCGGCGCCCAGCCATGCGTCGCTGGCGCTGTTCGACTGGTTCCCGCCGCGAACCAGAATGCGACCGCGCGCGGCATCCCAGGCGGCGGCGAACCCGACATGACCCGAAAGCCCGTCGCGGCTGCCGCGCCAGAAGGCGACGATGGCGCCGAAGGCGGGCGCGCAGGGCTCGCCCAGCAGCAGCCAGTTCCGCGCCAGATAGGGGTTCACGCCCAGCGCGCCAGGGCGCGGTTCATCTGGCAGCGTGAGGCGCAGCGCGGTGTCGACGAAGTCGCCACACCAGGGCAGCTTGCGCGGGTCGCCCAGCGTCTTCCCGTCGCTGCGCAGCCAGGCGGCAAGGCGGGCGAAGTCGCGGGTTTCGTGAAGCCCCAGATGCTTGGCGGCTTCGTTCATCCAGGGGACGCCGGCGTCGAAGACCGGCAGGGCATCGGCGCCAAACAGCGCCTTCAGCGTGATCGGCCCGACGAAAGGGCGAGGGCGCAGACCGCGCGATCGCTTGAAGGCGACCAGGGCGGCGTCGGTTCGCGGCCCTGGGATGCCATCGACCGGCCCAGGTTCGAAGCCCAGCTGGGCAAGGCGGCGCTGGATGGCTTTCCAGTCGGTCATGATCAGTTCCCCTTCAGCTTGGCCATCCGGCCCGTTTCCCGCGCGACCCACATGGCGCCGAAGGCGATCAGCGCGACATGGCCCAGGTCGACCATCCAACGCCATGCATCCGGCGCTGCGCCGGTCAGCGACAGGAAGCGCGCGGCGCCGAAGGATGTCAGGCTGAAGGCGAAGGCGTAGAGCATGGCGCGCAGGACCGCGTCGCGGCTCGGGCTGTTCGCCGAATGCCAGAAAAGCGTGATCGCCAGCGCCAGATCGGCGAAGGTCAGAAGCCAGGTCATTTCGAACCGCCTTTCCAGGGAAGCGACATGTCGCCGGCAGCGGCGCGCCGGGCGAGCCAGGGCGAGGCGAGCCCCGCGACGCCCATGACCAGCTGGATGGGCAGCGCCGAAATCCAGGCGAACAGCGCGCCGCCGCCGGCGAAGTGCGGATGGGCGAGCCCCGCGAAGATGCCGATGACCAGGGCGACGATGACGGTCAGCGGCAGCGCGAGGCGTTCGGTCGAAGGGGAAACAGTCATCCCGACGAAGCCCCCCGCGATCGCGAAGAACAGGCCGGCGATGACATGCGGCCAGGGCGCGGCGAAGCCCATGATCGCCGACACGCCGGCCAGCGCGCCGCTAAGGGTTTGCATCTTCAGTTCATGCACAGCTGCGACTCCTGGGCAGGGGTTCGCGCGACATCATGCCGCGCGCTCTAGGGCGCCGACCGCGCCGTTTCGGGGATTGCCGACCAGGTCGATCGGACAGGCTTCGTCATTTGCAGGAATGACCCCCAGCAGGACCGAACCGGCGACAGGCATGTAGTTGCCGCCGCCCGTGCCGGTGACTGCCGGCGCGCGGTGGTTCGCCCGCCAGTCAGTGAACTGCGCGCGCGCATCCGGCCCAATGTAGGCGATCGATGCCGGCCAGGCCTCGCCCGCCCATGCCCCGTTGCCTGGCGCCGTGCTGCCTTCCGATGCGGCCTGCAGGACGCGAATGTATTCCCATCCGACACGGTGGGCGACGTTCCAGGTGTGGATGCGGGCGCCCACGTTCTGATGAAGGTCGGTCTTCGTGTTCATTTCGAACAGCGCCGACCGCCTGAAGATCATCATCTTCTTCAGCTGTTCTTCAGCGTCGCCGCTATCGGTCATCGTGAAGCTTTCTTCGTAACCGACATTCAGGCGACCGCCGACGAGGGTGACATAGTCGAAGAAAAAGTTCCGCTGGGCGATGTTGATGGCATCCCCAGCCAGATTCATCGTTCCCTGGCCGGTGGCGCCATAGACTTCGACCAGGATGTTCAGCCCGCCGACCGCGGTCAGCGTCCTGTTCGACCCATACCTGACGGGGAAATTCCCCGCATTGCTGCTGCGGATGGTCACGCCGACCAGAACAATATTGTCCTGGGCGGGCTTGCTTGTGATGGCCGGTGTGGTTTCGATCAGGACGCCTCCCGCCGAAACATCGGTCGAAACCCCGCCCAGGGCGTAGATCGCCGGCCACGTGTGCACGGCGACGATGTCAGTGTCGCGGAACAGCAGATATTCATTCGGGACTACGCCGAAACCGAAGGCGTTCCTTCCCAGCGCGGGCTGGGCGCAGTTGGTCATAAAGATCATGCCGCCCTGCCAGATCCCGATGACGGTGCTGGCCGTGCCCTGTGCGTCGATGAAGGGCGAATTGTCGAACCAGATTTCCTGCCCGTAGGTGAAGCCATTGACCTCGCCCCCATCCAGGAAGGCGGGCGTTCCGCTGGTGACGCCGATCAGATCAATTCCCGCGAAGCCGCGCAGGCAGGTTCGGCGCGGGACCGTGCGCCCCGCGGCAAACCCGACATCGCGCTGCAGGCGGCAATTCGTCGCGCCGGTGACAGGGCGGTAAATGCACCATGTCCCGCCCCTGCCGATTTCGGACGCATCGAAGTTCGCCGCGGTGCCGGTGCCGGTGACGTTCTTCTGCAGGGTCAGGGTGTGCGTGGTGTCGCTGAAACAGATTTCGATGCCGCTTTGATTGTTGCGGCCATAGGTCGACACGTTCAGCGCCAGCGCCGCGCGAAGTGCCGCGCGCTCGGTCAGGAAGGGCGTGGCGAGCGCGGCGGCTTCGCTGACAGTCGAAGCGGCGCCGGTGGTGTCGCTGCCAGTTGCCGGATTGACGACCGCGAAGACCCTGCCGAACGTGCCGGCATGGTTGACCGTGTGCTGATAGTTGCAGAACTGGCCAGCCAGATAGGAACCGCCCTGGCTGTCGATCGGGGTGTCGCCGATGAAGGGATAGCCGCGCCAGCGTTCTTCGACTTCCTCGCCCTGTGTGAAAGCGGTCATGTCGATCTGCGCGGCGAAGACGGGGACAGCGTTGGTTCGCTTCGGGAAAGCGGTGCTGGCGGTCATCGCCGCGACAATCTGCGAGCGCGTGACGCCGCTGGTCAGCCCCCTGATGTCGCATCGCGCCGCCGCAAGGGTTCGACCCTCGGCGGGGTGGATGCTGTTCCCAGAAACTTCGAAGCGGCCCGTCGCGCCCAGCAGGCGATAGGGCGGCAGGAAGTTGCGTAGCGCGATGTTGGGATAGGCTTCGGTCGAATTGTTTGCGACGCGCATCCCGTCTTGGACGGGTGCCGCATTGCCGCCGACCGAATACCATCCCGCGTTCAGGCGCAGGATCGGGTCGAAGCCGGAATTGACCAGCTGCCCGCCGGTGTTGGCTTTCGCCCTGGCGAACATCTGCCGATCGAGCGACAGGCGCCAGGTCGCAATCCCGCCGGCGATGGTCTGGAAGCCCTGCGCCTGGTTCGGATGCGGGCGCCGGATGGCGCGGGTCGCGCGAAGGACGCGGGTTCGGATGACCGCCTGCGCGTTGCGGTCGAAGCCTTTGTCATAGCTGATAAGTTCGATCAGCCCCGCGTTGAACGTCCCGCCAGCGTTGGCTTCGGCGACATCGACTTCGAGAACCCAGCCCGAATTGCGGATGCGCGCGGCCAGCGCGACAGCAGGGGTCGCGCCGCGCGCGAGGGCTGCCAGGCGGTCTTTGAACGTGACCATTTCGGCCTGGTTATGGAACTGCAGGGACACGGCCAGCGCGCCGGCGCTGACCGCGCTTTCCAGGGTCAGAAGCTGGGTCGCGCCGGCGTTGCCGACTGCCGCGATCTGCGCTGCGCCGACTTCCTCGACATCGGCAAGAACCTCGCCCGCATCGGCTGCAGCCTGCTGCGCCTGGTTCTTTGCGTCGGTCGCTTCAGCCGTGACCGCTTCGACGGTGTCTTCCAGAAACGCGCCCAGTGGCATGCGCTTTGTCGCGCCGCCTTGGACGACGACCAGCTGTTCGGCGCCGGTGATCGGTCCAGTCTGGGGAAGGCCGCTAATCTTCGGCATCAATCGAACTCCGGCCAGGCGGGATTGTCGGAAACGGGGAAGGCGACCAGGTCGCGGGCGGCGACATCGGCCAGCAGCGCTTCGATCGCGTTCGATGCGTCGCGGATGGCATCGATCTGGGCGAAGCGGCGCGCGCCTTCAGGGCTCGGCGATCGGGTGTCGTTCATCTGGCGCCAGATCGGGCTGACCTGGTCGATGCGGCGCGCGGCTTCGCGCTTGATCGCGGCGACCAGCTGGGCGCGCTGCGCGCCGGTGTCGACGCGGCGGGCGATGATCTTCGGGCTGCCTTTTGCGGATCTGGTGATCGCATTCCCTTCGGCCAGGGCTTCGACCAGCTGCGCGTGACGCCGGCCGGAAATGGCGACCGCGCCGGCGGGCGCTTGCGACTGGCGCAGGAAGAACGCGGGCTGAAGGTCGCCGCTGGCATCGGGAACCATCGCGAAAAACATGGTCATGACAGGTTGATCCTTCCGATCGCGATGAAGTTGGCCCCGTCGCTGATGTCGTTCGCGCTGAAGACCTGGAACCCGACTTGCGTGATCGACCCATCGCGAAGGGCGGGGTAATTGTCCTGGCGGTTGGTGTTGCTGTCGCTGGTGCCATCGACGACGACCGCGAAGGCTTCGGCGAAGGCGATCGGGAAGCTGACCGTGGTGACGCCGTTCGGGGCGGCGACGAAGCGGCCCCATTGAAGCAGCAGGGTGTTTGCAGGGTCGGCGGTCGGGATGGTGCAATAACCGTTTGCGCCCAGGCTTTTCGAGAACGGACCCAGCGCGCTGGGCGTGATCGCCGCCAGCGCCGCCGTGCCGGCGATGACCTGCGCGGCGCTGGCGGCGGCGACCGCGATGACGCGGTTCGCGGTCAGCGCCCCGCCGCCGGTGGCGAGGCCGGAACCTGTAATGGTGCGCGCGGCCAGGGCGTTGATGTTGCCCGAAAGGCTGCTGTCGGCGCCCTGGCGCGCGGTGGTTTCGGCGGCGATCTGGTTCTGGACAGCGGTAATCGCGGCAGCGCGGTTTGCGGCTTCGTCGATGATTGCCTGGACGACTGGCACAAGCCGCGCCGCCAGCTTCAGCGGGGTGATCGCCCGCTGGTCATCGGTTCCGGCGTTGGTTTCGGCTTGGGTCGCCAGTTCGATGACGCCTTCGACCGATTCGGTCGCGGTGGTGAAGCCGCCGATTATGTCGGCGATGATCGCGGCCAGTTTCTTCGGGGTAACGATGCGTTCATCGTCCAGGCCCGCGTCGACTTCGGCCTGGGTCGCGATTTCGGCGACGCCTTTGACCGTTTCGGTCGCCGGCGGGAACAGGAAGGTCGCATCGCCGAAGGTGATGTCGCCGCTGATGGCATCCTGAAACGCGATGTCGAAGGCCAGCTGCAGGTTGAGGATCGGCGCTTTCGAGACGATCGGGTCGGCCTGGCTATAGACCGCGAACAGGGTTCCATCGGCCAGGAACAGCCCGAAGCCGCGAACGTCATAGGCGTCCTGACTCGAGTCCTGCGCGGTCATGTGGATGATGGTTTCGCTGATGACCGCGCCCGACACGCTGGCAATCCGCTTCACTTCGCCAGGAAGCGCGGTCAGCGTCGGCGCGGGCGTGAAGACCTGGTCGCTAAAACCGACTTCGTCGACCTGGATGGCGGCGGTCACGCCGGTCTGGGCGTCGACCAGGGCATCGAGCCCTGCCGTGGTGATGGTCAGGGGGAAGGTCATCAGGCGGACTCCAGAAAGGCGCCGGCTTCGGCCCGAAGCGGCTCGCCGATTTCGCTTTGCAGGTAGGACTGCCAGACAGGGTCTTCGGCGGCGGTCAGGTCAGCGTCGGCTTCGACCCGCGCGAAGGCGACGAAGGTGACGCCGGAAACGACGCCCATCTGCGCCTGGGCATAGATGCGATAGGACGCGATGACATGGGCGCGCAGCGACTTGACCGCGGCGATGTCGGTCAGAAGCTGGCCGATGGTGTCGCTGTCATATTCGATTTCGCTGGTATTGCGGTCGGGCAGGTCCAGGCGAAAGGTGAAGGGCTCCAGGTTCGCAGGATCTTCGAACCATTCGGTCACGCCGATCAGCGGGTCGATGCGGTCCAGAGCGCGGCGCACGGCCAGCTTCGTTCCCTTGCGGCGCTGGTCCTCGATTGCGCCGGCGATCGCGTCGCGCTTGACCTGTTCCGGCCAGGCGGTGTCCCAGATGTCGATCGACACGCCCCAGGCCAGCCAGGGCAGCAGCTGGGCGGGGCAGCGTTCGGGCGACCAGACATCGCCGATCGGAACCGGCAGCGCGCCCAGCCTGTCGGCTTCAACCGCATCCAGCGCCCGTTCGAAAGCGGTCGCGTTGGGGGGTAGCAGGGTCATGACCCGAAGCCCGCGACGCTGACCGCGCGCGACCCGACATTCGCGATCTGGGTCAGGTCGACCGCGACATCGGAAACCGGCGAATTCAGGATGACGTTCTGGACGCCGCCGACATGAAGCGCGGCGATGATCGCCGATCGGGTGATGTCGCGACCCAGGCGACGGTTCGACTGCAGCAGCTGGTCAAGCGCAGCGTTGGCGGTGCCCAGGATCAGCGCCTGGTCGGGTCCAGGGTAAAGGACCAGCTGCGCTTCGATGTCGAAGGCGACGCTGGCCGCGCCGGCGACCCTGACAAGATCGGTCAGCGGGCGGATGCCATCGCTCGACAGCAGTTCTTCGACCGCGTCCAGAACTTCGGGCGCAGGCGCGCCGCCGGCGCTGCTGCGCGACAGGATGGTGACGGTCACTTCGCCAGGGCGCGGGCTGATGGCGCTCGCGTCCAGAACATCGGCATCGGCGCTTAGGGCGTGGAAGACATAGGCGCTGGCCGGTCCCGCGACGCTGAAGCTGTCGGGCGCCAGCAGGACGCGGCGGCGAAGCGCGCTGTCATCTTCAAAGATTGCCGGCGCGCCGGTCTGGGGATTGGCGGGCGCGATCTGCTGGCGGGTCACGCCGAACAGCGCGGCCAGATTGTCGAGATCGGCGCCGCCGGCATAGGCGACCAGGACGCTGCGCGCGGCATCATTGATGCGGGCGCGCAGGACCAGTTCGCGATAGGCGCCGACTTCCAGCGCCTTGACGACAGGGTCGCTTTCGACGTTGGCGGTGAATTGCGGATAGCGCGCCAGGAAGTCGGCGCGGCGCTCGGCCAGGATGGTTTCGAAATCCAGGACTTCGACGACATCGGGCGGCGGCAGGCGCGACAGGTCAACGGATGTTGCGGCGGCGGTCATGGGCCTGCGATGCCCGAACAGCGCCTTCGCGCGTAAGTGCGCGCGCGGGTGAAAGGGGCTTCGACCCGCCTAGCCTCTCGCCTTCAGCTACGGGTCAAACAGCTGCGCGGCGATGTCGATCGCCAGCTGGTCATCGCCATCGCCGAAGCCCAGCAGCCGGCGGCGCGGGTAGCGGGTGAAGACCTTGCGGCCATCCGGCCCGCGCCCGACGAAGCCGCGCTTCCCGAAGTGGTGCGTTTCGGCGATGGTCGACCGGCCCTTCGGGCTGATTTCGACGCTGTCGGGGCGCGCATCAATCGACCAGTGACGCGCCAGGCGCAGCTTGCGGAACATCTTCCCGCCGGCGGCGCGGGTAACGCGCCCGCGCCGGTCCAGGCGGCTCTTGCGTTCTTCCATCGCCGCGCCATCGGGTTCGACATTCGCCTGGATGCGCGCAAGGTTCGACCGGCGCAGCGCCTGCCCCAGCTTCATCGCGGCGCGCTTGCGCTTGGCCGGTGACAGCCCCGCCAGGATGCCGCCCAGCCAGTCGTCGAGCCCCGCCAGGGCGTCATCGTCATAACCGGCCATCAGTGGCCGACGATGGCTTCGACCGCGGTCAGCGGCGGGGTTCCGATGTCGGGCAGCATGGGCTGGGCATCATCGAACAGCGGGTCGGGCTCGACCAGATAGTCGATCGACCAGCTGCCATCGGGCTGGGGCTCGACCGCGACATTCTCGCAAAGGTCGATGGTGAACAGGATGTCGGCGGTCTTGTTGTCCAGGACATCGGTTTCGAACTTGTAGGAATCGCCCGACCCGCCGGCCAGCAGGCTGGGCTGATGGCGGCGCAGCCAGCGATTGATCGCCAGCGCGACGATGGCGATGTCGGTCGACACTTCGCGCAGCAGGACCGACAGCGGATATTCGAAGGCGAAGCCATGCGTTTCGGTCTGCCGCGCGCGAACCGCGCCATCTTCGACCCAGATGACCAGGCGATCGGGCTGGTCGCGGATTTCAGGGATTGCGGCGGTCAGGGCGGCGCGAAGGCTGGCGGGCTTTTGCATCGGTCAATCCCAGAGGCTGACAATCTGGCGCTGTTCGGGCGCGGCGATCGCGATTTCGACGATTTCGGTCAGGTCGACCCGCGTCCCGCCAGGCAGCGTCGGCCCCAGCTGGGCAAGCCCTGGATTGGCCGCGAAGGTTCGTTCGGTCAGGACTGCGGTCCTGCCCAGGACGCGCCAGACGAGCGCGTCGAGCGTTTCGCCATCTTGGGCGACCGCGATCAAAGCAGGTCGACCCTGTTGCGGCCCAGGTCGACGGTCGCGTCGGCGGGCGCGCCGATCGCCAGAAGATCGGCGACCGCTTCATAGGCCTTGCGGCGGTAGTGATCGGCGGTCAGGCGCTTTTCGTCTTCGCGGTCCAGCGCGTCATCGGTCGCGGCGACATCGGTGTGACCATCGACCAGTTCGGCGGCGGCGTAGAACATGACGACGCGGCCCCAGAGCAATTCGGCCAGGTTTATGCCCGCGACCTGGGCTTCGGTCACGCCGGCCAGACTGGCGACGCCGGCGGTCGCATGCATCGATCGCCAGTCGGAAAGGGCGCGCAGGCCGGAAAGGATGCCGGCGACGACCGCTTCGGTCAGGCGGGCGGCGGTCACGGCCCCGTCGCCGATGCGGACCTTCGCGCGGACTTCGGCGGTGTCGATCGCGGGGAACCAGCCATCGGCTTCGACCAGTTCGCCCGCCGGCGGCGGTGCATTGTCAGGCGGCGCGGTGATTCCAGCCATGTCGGCCCCTTGCTCTCCCCCGCCGGCAAGTGGGGGGTGAGATTGAACCGGCGGGCGATGGCCGAAGCCATGCCGATCGGGTCAATCGCCCCCCAGCGCCGTGGGGCGTCCCTATGCGCCGGCGCTGCCGGCGGCGTTCTGTTCGCTGGCAGCCTGCAGATCGCGCAGGCGGCGTTCCAGCTGTTCGATGTCTTTCTTCACGCCCGCCTTGCTGTCGAGCGTGAGGGCGCGGCGCAGCTGCTGCAGGGCTTCTTCGGTGAAGGCAGCCTTGCCGCCGGCGGGCGCGTTTTCGTCGGTCGGGTCGAAGGCGTCGGCCTTTGCCGCCCAGGCGCGGCCAAGCGCCTTGTGAAGCTTCGCCTTCGCGGGGTCGGGCATGTCGGCGCCGGCGGTCAGGTCTTCGATCTTGACCAGCAGCTGCAGGTCGACCGTGCCGGCATCCTTCAGGGCGATTTCGGCAATGTCTTCGCGCAGGAAACAGGCGACGCTGCGCTTGTATCGATCAGGCATCTGCAGACCGTGGCGCAAGGCGAATTCGCCCAGGCGAACCGCTTCGGCGAAGTCGCCGACATCGATCGCCCAGACCATGCAGGTCAGGACGATTTCGTCCTGGACAGGTGCGTCGGCGGCGATGATGCCATCGACCCAGGGGGCGAATTCCCTGATGAACTCGGCCTTCAGCGGCTTGCGCGCTTCATGGCTTTCGACATCGGCCAGCTGGCGCAGGTTGTCATCCAGGCGAACCTTCAGGGCGGCATATTCCTGGCCGGCGGCGGTGCTGACATCGGGAGCGGCGGGCGCGGCGATTGCGGTCGCTTCGCCGGCCAGGGCAGCCAGGCGGCGCTGGCGGTTCATCAGGAAAGGGCTGGTCATTGGCGGGGCTTCCTTGTGCTGGGGGAAATCGCCGGCGGGTGAGACAGGCCCGCCGGCGACCTTCGAAGCGGCGCGGGTCAGCCCCCGCGCCTCGCGGTCAGGTCAGGGCGCAGGGCGCGCGGGCGCTTCGCCGATGACGATGTTTTCGACCAGGACCGCGATTTCGTATTCCTCGACGACATAGGCTTCGTTGACGGATTCGTAGTTCGCGATGCGGTCGAACTCGGGTTCGTCGGTCAGGCTGCGCCGGCGGGTTTCTTCCTGCCAGTAGATCGACAGGTTCGACAGCTTCGTGATCAGGATCGCGTTCGCGGGGAACCCGCTGACACGGATGGCCTGCAGCCCGCCCAGCATCTTCGTCGACATCAGGATACGGTCGGTCGCTTCCTGTTCGGTCGCGGTGTCGCCGGTCTTCTGGGCGATGTTGAAATACTTGTCGTCCAGCAGGTCATGGCCGACGATGACGACAAGGTCAGTGTCGCCGCGGTGCCGTTCATGAATGCCGCGCTTCGCGTCGAGAACCAGCGCGTCGAGCGACGAATAATCGGCCTTCGCATTGACCGCGCTGTTCGCGACCTGGGCGTCGAACAGGGTCACGCCCGACCTGACGTAGATCGCCTTCAGCGCGGCGTTGTTCGCGCCGGTCGACAGGACGGTCAGGTTCCCGTCATCCATGACCTGCGCCGGCGCATCGGTGCGGATCTTGTGCAGCCATCCGATATTGACATCCTGCAGCAGCGGGTTCGCGACGCGATTGGTGGTCGCCGCCGCGCTGGTCCCGTTGAACCCGATCATGATGCGGTCCAGCGCCTGCTGCTTCAGGATGCTGTCGCGCAGCAGGGTTTCGAAGTCGGGGCGATGGCGCCAGGCATCAAGCAGGGCATAGCGCATCGACCAGTCGTAATCGGTCTTCCGGCAGAAATATTCATGCTTGTCGTCGGGGTTGCCCATGCCCTGGGGCTGGCGGCGGTTTCCGCCGCTGGTGTCAGTGCGACCGGCCAGCGTCGAAGTCACGCCGACGCCCAGGACCGCCGCCGACTGTTCGGTCACAGGGGTCATGTTGATCAGCTGCAGGAACTCGCTGGAATTCTGGATGCGGTCTTCCAGCTTCTGTTCGACGTTCGGCGCGACGTTGAACTTCTTCAGCCCGTTCGACGGGTCGGCGGGCGCTGCGAGCCCGTTGACCATCGCGATCTGGCTGACATAGGCGGCGAACAGCAGGCGGGTGGCGTTCTTCATTTTCGGGTTCCTTCAGGCGGCGCGGGGCGGGTCTGGGC